GTTGAGGTAGTGGAATGGCAACCCGTGTGGAACGCACGTCAGGACCGGCCAGGAAGGGGCTTAACCAGGCGCTTTCCGGCATGGGGAGGCGGCAAGGGCAAGTGGGCTGGTTTAGCAGTTCCATTTACCCAAACGGCACGCCGGTTGCTTACGTGGCAGCCATTCAAGAATTTGGTTATCCAAATGGAAATATACCGCCGCGAATGGGGTTAAGAGGAATGGCAAAAGACGCGCAACCGTTGTGGTCCAAAGCGGCGGGATATGGCGCTAAATTAATGGTCAATGGAACATGGACAATTGACGACGCACTTGAATTTATAGGCGGGGTTGCCGAAGGATCGATAAGGAAACAAATTGCAAGCGTGATAAGTCCACCGTTGAAACAATCAACGATTGACGCACGGGACCGAAGGCGCGCAAGCGGTGAACCTTCAACCGCGACAGGAGCAAAACCGTTGGTTGATACCGGCTATATGTTGGCAACTGTTACGCATATTGTAAGCGATTACGCTTCGTTAACCACTTCCGAAAGTAATTTGACGTGACACCGGGATCAAACATATTAAGGCGCGCGTTGCGAGTAATACGACCGCAATCGGCTCAATGGTATGTGGCAACTCAAGGTGCGCCAAATTCGATTGGTTTACAGGTGCCAACATTTGCCGCACCTGTAACCATCTATGGATCATTTCAACCAATACCTCGCAGCATGTTTGAATTGCTCGGATTGGAGTTTAATAAAGACTACGTGACGTTTTACGTTACAAATTTGGTTCAAGATGTTGCCCGAAATAAAGCACCTGACGAATTTGTGTTTAACGGTAATCGATACCGTGTTATGACGGCATCTGATTGGAATTTGGTTGATGGTTGGAACAACCCAATTGCTGTAAAGATTTCATTGTGACCGACAACGAATTAATGGCACTTTTAATTTCAATTGTAGCGGAAGGATTAACCGCTCAATCGTTAAGCGTGCCAGTGTTGCAAGAATATCAGCCCACATTACAAGGAACACCGTCAACCGATGCCGTTTTCATTTTTAAATTGAATGAAAATCGTTTTGGTTTTGCCGGAAAACATGACGTTTACGATAGTGGAACGTCAAAAATGAACCATACGGAAAGCGAATTGATTGAACGGATGTATCAGGTTGGCGCACTTGCAATTCAAAATCCGGCAAACACAACCCAAACAACAGCGGCAGATTATGTGCGAGCGGTCGGTAGAATTTTACAAAGCGATGTTGCGATTGTTAATTTGAATGCCCATGGTGTGGGTATTCAAAGAATTAGAACAATGCGACAACCGTATTTCAAGGATGATGCGGAAAATTTTGAAGCGTCACCATCATTTGATTTTACCGTTGTGAATTATGATACGTTCGTTCAAGTTGCACCGTCTACCGCCGATATAAGCGGAACCGAAACAGGTTTTCATTAGGAGTTTTCAATGTCGAATATTTCATTTCAACGCTATGTGAATATTATTTCGGGCGTAATTGGCACCAATGAAGTCGGTCAACGGAGTTTGTCCCTCCGTGTGTTTACTGAAAACCCCTTGCTTCCCTCAAATGGAAGAATTGAATTTGTGAATCCCGGTGCCGCTGCGGCGTGTGCTGCTTATTTTGGTTCCGGCAGCGTTGAAGCCGCACTTGCCAATTTTTATTTTGGTTTCATATCAAAAACGAACAGACAAACTGATAAGATTTCGTTTTTCAATTGGACTGCCGTTGCATCCGCGCCATTGATTTTCGGTATTACGCTCCCCCCTCTAACGTTGACGGCATTGCAACAAGTTGGGCCGCAATCGTTTTCATTTACGATGGGCGGAATAACGCTAACTCAAGCCGGGGTTGATTGCACGGCGGCGGGAAGTTTGGCGGCGTGTGCGGCAATAATCCAAACGGCAATTCGCACGGCGGGATCGGCGCATGGGGCGCTATGGACAGGTGCAACCGTGGTTTATGATAGCACGCGCGGCTCGTTTGATTTTGCTGGTGGCGCAAACGGCGCTTGCATTATTGGCCCGGTTCCTGCGGGACCGTTGCAATCGTTGTTGGGTTGGACTGAAACCGGAGTGATATTGTCAAACGGTGCCGACCCTGTAACTTTAACTAATTTGATGACCACTTCAACCAGCAATTGGAATGGTTATGGTTCATTTACATTCATTCCAACGCTTACAAGTGATCAATGGGTTGAACTTGCGACGTGGAACGCAACACAAAATAACGAATATATGATGCTTGTTCCTGTTACGGTTTCAACGGCAGCGGCAATTTCAACCGCGTTAAAAAACTTCCCCGGAATTGGGATGACACTTGCGCCAAGTCCAACGACAAGTTTTCCCCATGTTTTGCCGGGAGCAATTCTATCCGCTACCGATTATACGGCTCGGAACGTATCTCAGAATTTTATGTATCAACAAGCCAATTTGCCCGTTGCGGTATCGAACGATACTGATGCAAATACATATGACGCATTGGGCGTGAATTATTATGGTCAAACCCGTGCAAATGGGACACCGATCGATTTTTATCAGCGCGGCGAATTAACCGGATTGTCAAATTCGCCAACTGATATGAACATTTATGCCAATGAAATGTGGTTTAAAAGTGCGGTGACTGCTCAAATATTGAATTTGCTTCTTCAATTGAATGAAATCCCGGTTAACAATTCTGGACGGGCGACATTGATTTCAGCAATTCAGAGTGTCATTGATCAAGCCTTGTTTAATGGGACAATTTCAACGGGGACGACACTCAATCCAACTCAGATTGCAGCCATTACCGAAATTACAGGCGATCCCAACGCATATTTTCAAGTTCAATCTTCGGGTTATTGGTTGAACGTTGGCTTTACAAGTAGTGTTGGGTTGGATGGTGATACGGAATGGGCGGCAACTTACACACTCATTTATAAGAAAAACGACGCAATTCGTTCAGTTCAAGGAACGCACGATCTGGTTTGAATTGAATATTTGAAAGGTTTTTAAAATGGCTCAAGATGTAACAGGTTTTGGCGCTTCCGTTAACATGGTGGCGTCAAGCACTTTTCCCAATGGCGTTACAATAACTCAATTTGCCGATGATGTTGATCCTTTCGACATTCCTTCGTTAAAAATCGCGGATACGGCAATGGGAGTTAACGGAGATTTGATAACTTGGTCCCGTGCCGCGCCTCTTAAAATCAACGTCGCGGTTATTGAAGGTTCGGAAGATGACCAAAATCTTGCCGTTGTTATGTCAAACAATACAGCGGGGCGCGGAAAATTGCTTGCATACGATAAAATTACAATTACCGTTGCATATCCAAGCGGTAATATTGCCACTTATTCCGGTGGTAAACTGACTGACGGTATGCCCGGTGCAAGTCTCGCTTCATCTGGCCGGTTGAAAAGCAAAGTTTATATGTTTTCGTTTGAAAGCCGAACCGGCTCAACAGGATAAAATTAATGGCACTTCTTGAACCAAAAGACGTTGAAATCACCACACTTAAAGGCGAACAACGCACCTACGTCATTTCAAAATTCCCGGCCATTGCCGGGCGGGAAATCGTTGCAAAATATCCGCTAACCGCAATTCCAAAATTGGCCGATTACAGCGGCAATGAAGCTGTAATGTTTCAATTGATGGCTTATGTTGCTGTCAAATTGCCTAGCGGTGTTGATCAACCTCTTTCAACAAAAGCATTGATTGATAATCATGTCCCTGATTGGGAAACATTGGTTAAAATCGAAATTGAAATGATGAAGTATAACACAAGTTTTTTTAATCTTCTTACGTGACCATAAAGATTTAGTTGTAACGT